TGCCACATCAGCTGCATCAGATGCAGGTCGATCTTACGCAGTATCTTTATTGCTGATAGATGAGGCTGCGTTTATTGAAGGTATTGATAAAATATACACGAGTATTAAACCAACAATTGCTACAGGTGGAGGAATTATTGCATTATCCTCTCCAAATGGTATTGGTAACTGGTTTCATAAAATGTATACCGAAGCTCAAATTGGTAAAAATGATTTCTATCCAATAGAACTAAAATGGGATTTACACCCAGATAGAGATGAGCAATGGGAAGCAACAGAGCGTGCAAACATGTCACCTCGTGAATTTGCTCAAGAATATGACTGTGACTTTTTAGGATCAGGTAACTCAGTTGTTGAACCAGATATACTATCCTTCTATGAACAAACTTATATACAAGATCCTATTGAACGTCGTTTCATGGGTGGTGATTTTTGGATTTGGCAGTATGCTGATTATGGGAAGTCTTATATTGTTTGCGCTGACGTTGCTCGCGGCGATAGCACTGACTATTCAGCCTTTCATGTCATTGATATTGAAACGTGCGAACAAGTTGCAGAATACAAATCACAAGTAGATACTAGAACATATGGTAATATGTTAGTATCTGTTGCTACAGAATATAATAATGCATTATTAGTAGTAGAGAATGCTAATATAGGATGGGATGTTATTAATACTATTATAGAAAAAGGTTATCAAAATCTATATTATTCTCCTCGTGCTTATGGCGAAATGCATATGGATAAGTGGATGGCTAAAATGGGATCTGATCAAACAGTTCCTGGTTTTACCATGTCAGCTAAAACAAGACCACTTGTTGTCTCCAAAATGGAGGCGTATATTCGAGAGCGTCATTTTACCTTCCATTCTAAGCGCTTGTTAGAGGAATTACGTGTATTTGTTTGGATGCACGGTAAAGCACAAGCACAGAATGGATATAATGATGACTTAGTAATGTCATTAGGAATGGGATTATTTACTAGAGATACTGGTGTAAAATTTAACCAGCAAAGCATGGATATAACTAGAAGATCAATTGATTTAATATCTAATGCTACGCAAGGTTATAGACCAACATTACCTAGTGGACAACCAAATCCATATCAAATAGATACCCCGTATGGTTCTGAAGATATTACATGGATACTGTAATTAATAAATATTTATTGACACAATAAAATACAAATGGCTGAACAAAATACTGGTTTATTTACGAGATTAAGACGCCTATTCTCAACTGATGTAGTAATCAGAAATGTAGGCGGTAATCAACTAAAGACAATAGACGTAGATCGTATTCAAGCATATGGTAATGTAAAAACCAATGCTCTTATAGATAGATTCACTAAACTTCATCGCTATGGCGCTAACATGCCATATAATCCAACGATGAACTACCAAACACTTCGTATCCAGTTATATACTGATTATGAAGCAATGGATACAGAATCAATTGTAGCATCTGCACTTGATATTGTTGCTGATGAAGCAACATTAAAGAATGAAGCAGGTGAAATATTACAGATTCGCTCTTCAGACGAAAACGTACAACGTATCCTTTATAATTTATTCTATGATGTATTAAACATAGAATTTAATTTATGGTTATGGATTCGTAACATGTGTAAGTATGGTGATTTTTATCTTCACCTAGAAATAGCTGAAAAATTTGGTGTGTATAGCGTAACACCATTATCAGTTTATGATATGATTCGTGAAGAAGGTATGGACCCACAAAATCCATCCTATGTTTGCTTCAGAATTGACCCAATGGTAATTGCGGCTGGTGGTATTAATAGCCGTGTTAAGGATAGAGATGGTAAAATTAAATTTGAAAATTATGAAATAGCGCATTTCAGGCTATTAACAGATGCTAACTATCTTCCTTATGGTAGAGCGTTTATCGAACCAGCTCGTAAAACATACAAACAGTATGTGTTGATGAAGGATGCAATGTTGCTTCATCGTATAACACGTGCCCCGGAAAAACGTGTGTTTTATGTTGATATTGGTAATTTACCACCAAATGAGGTTGATGGATATATGGAGCGTTTAAAGCAGAAAATGCAGAAAACACCATACATTGATAAAAATACAGGTGAGTATAATTTGAGATATAATATGATGAATGTAATGGAAGACTTTTACATTCCTCAACGTGGTGCTAACAGCAACACTAAAATAGATACATTAAAAGGTCTTGAATATAATGCAATTGATGACGTAAACTTCTTACGCGATGAAATGTTAGCTGCCCTTAAGGTACCTAAAGCATTCTTCGGATTTGAAAAAGATTTGACTGGTAAAGCTACATTAGCTGCTGAAGATATTCGTTTCGCTCGTACAGTAGAACGTATACAACGTATTGTACTTAGTGAATTGTATAAAATAGCATTAGTACATTTATATACACAAGGATATGATGGTGCTACTTTAACTAATTTTGAATTATCATTAACTGTTCCATCCATTATCTATGAACAAGAAAAGATAATGTTATGGAAAGAAAAGATTGCATTAGCTAAAGACTTAACAGACAGTAAATTAGTACCTTCAGATTGGATCTACGATAATATCTTCCAATTCAGCGAAGATCAATATGACGAATTACGTGATCTAGTAATTGAAGATATGAAACGTACCTTCCGCTTGTCACAAATTGAAAACGAAGGTAACGACCCAGCCAAATCAGGTAAGTCATATGGTACACCACACGATCTTGCTTCATTATATGGCAAAGGTAGAGCAGGTATGGATACAAATGGTCCTATTCCTCCGGGATATGATGAAAAACGTCCTGTTGGTCGTCCTGAAGAAAAAGCATCTATTATTGGTACACAAGATCATTCAATGGGTAAAGATAGATTAGGTAGTAAAGAAAATTCTCCAATATACACTGCTAATATTCCTGATGAAGGAAGTAGTACACCAAAAGGTGGTTCACCGTTAGCATTAGCTGAATCTTTACGCCATAGAGATATGTTAAAAGGAATACGTACTGATATGAAAAATAAACAAAACATATTCGAACAGGAATCTTCATTATTGGACGAAGAAAATATTAAGGATATATAATAACTACATATTTATTGGTAGTGTATACTATTTCATATGAAAATTAAACATAGCAAATTCAAAAATACTGGCATATTATTTGAGCTTCTTGTTAGACAAGTAGCATCAGATACAGTATCTGGTAAAGATTCATCAGCTATCAACATAATTAGAAAACATTTTTCTAAATCAGAATTAGCTAAAGAACATAAACTATATCAAGCATTAGTTAGTTCTAAAGCATTAACTGAAGGTAAAGCTGAATCATTAATCAATGCTACTCTTGAAATATCTTCAAGACTAAACCGCTCAGCATTACGCAAAGAAAAATATAATATTATTAAAGATATTCGTGAATCGTATGATTTAGAAGAATTTTTTAAATCAAAGATTAACAATTATTCTCAATATGCTGCTGCGTATAACTTAATAGAGGCTCATAACTCACTAGAGTTTATTGAGCCATCTCAAGTTATTGAAAACAAAGTAAATTTACTTGAGCACATCACACGTAAAGAGATTAATAAAGAAGAGGTAAAGGATCGTGTGATGGAAGAGTATATGAGTATGGATAAAGGTACACGTATCTTAGTATACAAAACATTACTTGAGCGTTTTAATAGCAAATACAATAATATGTCTAACACACAGAAATCTGTGTTAAAAGAATATATTAACAATATTTCTAATACTGTTAAATTACGTGAATTTGTTAATAATCATTTTGCTGCTATTAGAGCAGAATTAAATAGATTAAATCAAACAGTAACAGATAAGACTGTACAGATTAAATTAAATGAAGTAGTAAATTTATTAAAACCACTTGATAAAAACCAAAATGTAAAGGATGATAATATTATTGCTCTTTTACAATTCCATCAGTTAATATCAGAATTGAAAACTGTAAAATAAAAAATAAAAATGGCACAATTAATTAACGAAGCAAAAAGAATGCAGCAATTAGCTGGATTGATAACTGAATCACAGTTAGAGGAAGCAGCAGGTGAAGATTTAGAATTAAAATCAGCCGCTAAACAAATTTTTAGCGTGTTAAAAAAATACGGATTAAAACCTCAATATACAGCAGATGGAAAACAATTTATAAGTAAAGATGAAAGTCAAAGTGGTTATGGTGCACAAATTCATATTGATAAGGGTATTATGACCGTTTCCGTATATGATAGAGGTATTTGGCAAACAATTCAAAGAAAACAAACTAATGAATTGGATATGGGTAATGTAAGTTATCCTTCAGAAGAAGAAAGAAAACAAATAAACCAAATTGCTGGTAAAATATACAATGATATTGTATCTGTATTAGGTAAAGATAAATTTGATTTTAGAAGCAATCAAAAACCAAATAACTATGGTAATTACATAATACAAGTTAGAAAAAAATCAACAGCTAAAGGCGGAGCAGTAAATCCAAATCAACGTCCTAACGCACCTAAGCCAGCTGCTCAACCACAACAAGAATCAATCGAACAAGCAGTAAACGAAGCATTAACAAAATTCCGTAAGAAAAAATAATGAATCTAAAGGAATACATAAAATCACTAGTACGCAAGCAGTTAGAAGAAATGTCTACTACTGGTGCTATTAGTGTTGGCGCTGGTCCTATTACAACACCTTATGCTTTTTCCAAAGGCAAAGGCAAAAATGCAGCAACAAAATATGCTGAAAAAGAAGGATGGAAAGTAACTAAAGGCGAAACTGAAATGCCTGCTGATTCTAAATTATACGATTATAAAACACTTACTGGAAAGAAAAAGAAAAAAGTAAAAATATACCAAGAACGCAGTAACTATGATCAAGCATCAAAACGTGGAGCTCCTAGTGGCTACACAGCAGCTAGTGGTTACACTGGTCCTAGTTTAGCTACTAAAGGTGGTGGATATTACGCAAGCGCTATAAAAGAAAATATGAACGAAAATACAAAGTTTAAAATAGGAGATAAAGTTACCTATGAAAAACAAGAATGGGAAATAGAAAAAATTTTAGATACACAATATCGTTTAAAAAATCTTAAAGGATTTCCTTCTACTAATGTTTTAATAGATAAAATAGATAGAGAAAATAAAAAACCATCAATGGATGAATCATTAATAAACATCATTAAAGAAGAGTTACTTAACGAAGTAACATACCATAAATTCAAAAATGAAGTTAAATTTCGTACTAAAAACGAACAACTTCACAAAGCAATTCGTGAAGTAAAACGTAAATTAGCTGAAATTGATCGTATTGTTGAATATACATCTCGTATGAAACAAGAGTTAAGTGAAGGTGAAGAAGGATTAAGATATTGGAAAAAAACAGAAAGCAATATAGCAGCTATTTCTGAAATGGTAAACCATTTAAATAATAAAATAAAAAATTTAAATCAATAATATGGCAGTCAACGTACCAGTAAACACAGGAGGAGTATTTGTAGCCGCAGGTAGTTCAGTAACAGGATCATTCGGTGGAATGTTAGCATTATCTGGATCCGGAGCTCAAGTTACAGGAATGAAATATATCAATGGATACAATGTATCTAATCCTGGATTTAACCCAACATATTCATTAGCAGAATCAGCAACACCACAATCATTTGGTGTAGCAGCAGGATCTAAATTAGAATTAATGATTACCTCTTGTAGTTTAGCTGCTGGTGGTTCACCTGCATTCTTTTATTATTAAAATATAAACAATGGCTAAAGCAAAAAGTTCGGGCGAAGTTAGAAAAGTTACATTCGGTAGACGTAAAACTGGATCTGCTCAAAAATCATACAATAAACATACCCCACGTCCTAAAAAATATCGCGGACAAGGAAGATAAACAATAATAGCAATGAAAAGTATTAAACAACAGTACATCGATTTACGTGAAGGTAGAATGTCACAAGCTAATTTCATGCGTAATTTGCGTATGACTATGCCTCAATACATTACTAATGTAACTTCATTTAATGATTCAATTCGTATCCTTAAAAATAAAGGTATATTAAATGAAATATTAGATCCAACAGCAGCAGAAGAAATTGCTAAAACAGCAGGAAGCTATGAAGCTGCTGTTGATAAATTGATGGATATGGGATTAAATTCTCGAGAAGCTAATAATATTGCTACTGATATCTATGGTATGGATGAAATACTAGATCCAACAGCAGCAGAAGAAATTGCTAAAACAGCAGGAAACTATGAAGCAGCTGTTGATAAATTAACAGATATGGGGTTAACTCCTCAAGAAGCTAATAATGTTGCTACTGATATCTATGGTATGGATGAAGTTGAATCATTGAACGAAGCTAAAGACGAAAAAACTAAATGGACTAATACAAGTGGTAAGTCAATGTATGATCAATTTAGCGAAATTAATAATTTAAATGGCCAAGAAGTATTAATTGGTATTGATTATGAGATTGAAAAAAATCATGAATTAACTAAAGCCGCTGCCACTAAGATTGTTATTAAAAATCTAAAGAAAAATCCAATCTATTATACATCAGCTTTAATGGCTGGTAAAGAAGGATATGAAGCAGAATATATTGGTGGTAAATCAGCAAATGCTGAAGCACGCCAAATGCAATACCTTGACAAAAATATGGGTAATGTAGTTGACAAAAAAATGGGAATGCAACCAGTAAAAGATGTTGAAAAATTTAAGAAAGATTCTGATACAGCAACTGCCCAAAAATATAAAACATCTGGTATTTCTTTAATGTCATTAGTAGCCAAATCAACACGTGGTGTAAAGAAAATGGATGCTACTGGTGAAAAAATGAAGAAGGTTACTATGAATGAAGGACAATATGATTTTATTGGTCGTTTTAGAAGTGGAGAAGAAAAAGTATTAAGAGATACAATTTCTGATGCTAAAATTGAAGTAGAAGAAGAGGACCAAAAAGTTACTACATACGTTACATCAGAAAAACATAGTGACGAAGAAGTAAAAAAAGCAGTTAAAAGTATTATTAGTAAGGTAAATGAAGTAAGATTTAATGATTTTGGTGACCCTAATGAAGTAACATCAGCTGCTATGCAATTTATTGATAGTAACCCAACATTAAAATCCATATCAGATAAATTAACTATTCAAAATAGTTATGATGATGCTATTTTAAGATATGATTATTGGGAAGTATTACCTAATACTGCTCTTGCAAAATTAGAAATGCAATTTAATGTAGAAAGAATGAATGATTTTGATGAAGATACAGGTACTATTGTTGCTTATAGATTAACTCCAAAGCGTCCTACTGGTAGTATTTTTGATAGAAATGCTGGTATTACTGCTGGATTGAATGATATAAACGAAAATGAGTTAATAGAAAGAGTTCATAAGAAATTAAAGGAAATGTTTGATGGTATGGAACCAATGAGCCGTAAAGGATTAGATAATATATAATAATATGAAACAACTACTCATAGAACATATCCCATTTAGCATAGCTAAACTCACCCTTACTGAAAGTAAAGGTGGTAGAATGATGCTTACTGGTAAATTACAAGAAGCCGAAGTAAAAAACGGTAACGGCCGTGTATATCCTAAAGAAGTATTGATGCGTGAAGTAGAAAAATACATTAAAGGACCAGTATCAAATAATAACGCTATGGGTGAATTAGACCACCCAGAATCATCTGTTATTAATTTATCAAACGTATCACACAATATTAAAAAAGTATGGTGGGATGGTAATAGTTTAATGGGTAACCTTGAATTATTAAATACACCATCAGGTAAAATTGCAATGGAATTAGTAAGCGCAGGAATACCATTAGGTATATCATCACGCGGTATGGGTTCTGTTAAACAATTAGGTGAAACAGTTGAAGTACAAGATGATTTTGAATTATTATGCTGGGATTTAGTATCAGTACCTAGCACACCAGAAGCATACATGCACCCAGTTGGTAAACTTTCAATGAATGAAAGCAAGCAATATAAAGCTACTAAAGATTATAGCAAAGTAAATAGTTTAATAACCGAAATAATTTGTTCACAGACGGGTGTTTGTCCTCTTTGTTAATTATTCGCGGTTTTCAATATCTACATATATTTATGGATAGCCTACAATAGCTATCCATTTTTTTATCCTCATGATAGCTTGGTATTTATTTATCCCCCTATTAAGATTCCCAATAATCTTACTTCCGAAATTAAATTTAAGGAGAACATTTTATGTCAAACAAAAACCTATTTAAAGAGGCTATCGCCGACGCCAAAGCCGTTCGCGAAGCAGCGTTAGCAAACGCAAAAGCCGCTCTTGAAGAAGCATTGACTCCAAAACTTCAATCTATGTTAGCTGCAAAGTTAAACGAGATGGAAGATAATATGGATGAATATGCTTATGAAGACGGAGAAGAAATGGAAGAAGGATTTGCATCATCTCATGAAGAGAATGCTGATGCTAATCTTGATTTCAATCTTGAAGAAGATGAAGATCTTGAAGAAGACTTCGATTTATCTGAAATTTTAGCTGAATTAGAAGATGAAGATGATTCATTAGAAGAAGCTAAAAAAGATGAAAAGAAAAAGAAAATGAAAATGATGAACGAAGCTGATGATGAAGAAGAAGAGGAAGAAGACTCTATCGCTGACATGACTATTGATGATTTGAAAGCTTTAATCGCTGATGTTGTTGCTCAAGAAATGGGCGATGAAGAAGGTGAAGAAGCTGAAGAAGAAGAAATGGAAATGGGTGGTGAAGAAGAATCTGACGAAATCAATTTAGATGAATTATTAGCTGAATTAGATGCTATGGATGAAGCTAAAGAAGACAAAGTGGAAGAAAACATATTCCGTAAAATGGGATCTGCTATAACTGGTGCTATTACAGGTGCTTCATACAAAGATGTTGAAGCTTGTAAAAAAGAAGGAAAAGGCAAAGATCAAGCTTTAGTTGCTTGTGTTAATGAAAAAAGAGCTGAAAGAGGTGAAAAACCATTATCTTTAGTTTCTTCCAGCGGTGGAGCTTTAGGATCATCAGGATTCCGTGGTGGTGCTGCTACTGCTGAAGGTAAAAAAGCTGAAAAAGAACTTAACGAAGCTATCCGTACTATTAATACTCTTCGTCGTGAATTAAATGAAGTTAACTTATTAAACGCTAAGTTGCTTTATGTTAATAAAATCTTCAAAGCTAAGAATTTATCTGAGTCACAAAAGTTACAAGTAATCGCTTCATTTGACAAAGCAACTACAGCTAAAGAAGCTAAAGTTGTATTTGAATCATTGAACGCTACTTTAACAACTGCTGCTCCAAAACAAGCAATTAAAGAATCCTTAGGATTTGCTTCCAAAGCAGCTGGTGTTGCGCCTAGAAAAGCAATCGTTGAATCAAACGATGTTATTACTAGAATGCAAAAACTCGCAAACATTATTAAGTAAAAACAAACTCAATTTTAAACAAAATGAACGTACAACAATTATTAGAGTCATCTAACCAATACAAAGTTATTGCTGATGATGCAAAAAAGCTTAGCCAAAAGTGGGTTAAGTCTGGCCTCTTAGAAGGTCTTAAAAGCGAAACTGATCGCAACACAATGGCTATGCTATTGGAAAATCAGGCAAAACAATTAGTAACTGAAGCTTCATCTACAGGTACTGCATCTCCAGGTGCTGGTGCTTACAGTGGTGAATCTTGGAATGGCGTTGCTCTTCCATTGGTTCGTCGTGTATTCGGTGAAATCGCTGCTAAAGAATTCGTTAGTGTACAACCAATGAACTTACCTTCAGGTCTTGTATTCTATCTTGATTTCAAATATGGTACTACTAGTAATCCATTTACTAATGGTGGTTCAATGTATGGTGCTAACGCGTCTACAAACGTAACTGATATCGCTTCTGCTTCATTGTATGGTGCTGGTAAATTCGGTTATTCAATCAACCAATACACTGCTTCTGGAATAGGAGCTAATGTTCAAGTAGCTTCTGCTTCTTGGGCTGATTTTAACTTTGATTCTGATTATTCATCTTCTGCTGCTACTGGTCAATATAAGAAAATTCTTGTTGGACCATTACCTAATGGATATGATACAAACGGTGTTCGTGCATTTACTATCACTTCAGGTTCAACTGTTTTAGCTACTGATGTTCTTCAAAACTTTACTACAGTTTCTGGTGGTTCTGGTTCATTTATCATCACAGGTTCTAAATTTGGTGTTGGTCAAAATGGTGCTACTACTGTAACATTATTCTATGATTTTGCTCCACAAGATTCTGGTAGCGGTCAATTCCGTGGTGATTTTGAAGATGGTGTTACTAAACAACCAGGTACAGCTGCTCCTTCAACAATCGTTATTCCAGAAGTTAACGTTCAGTTGAAATCTGAAGCTATCGTTGCTAAAACACGTAAGTTGAAAGCACAATGGACGCCAGAATTCGCTCAGGATTTGAACGCTTACCATAGCGTAGATGCTGAAGCTGAATTAACTGGTATCTTGTCTCAATACATTTCAATGGAAATTGATTTGGAATTGTTGGATATGTTGATCCAAAACGCATTTACAGTAGAAGGTTGGTCTGCAATTAATAACACAACTATCGCTTCAAGCGGTACTACATTATCTACTCCTACATCTTTAGGAACAGCTCAAGCTTTTTATAATACACAAGGTGGTTGGTTCCAAACTTTAGGTACTAAATTACAGAAAGTTTCTAACAAAATTCATCAGTTAACTTTACGTGGTGGTGCTAACTTCTTAGTTACATCTCCAACTGTAGCTACTATCTTGGAATCAATTCCTGGATTTGCTTCTGATGGTGACGGTGAGAAAATGGAATACAACTTCGGTATCCAGAAAGTTGGTAGCTTGAACAGCCGCTACAAGGTTTACAAGAATCCATACATGACTGAGAATGTAATCTTGATGGGTTACAAAGGTGCTCAGTTCTTAGAGTGTGGTGCCGTATTTGCTCCATACGTTCCATTGATCATGACTCCACTTCTCTACGATCCAAATACTTTCACACCAAGAAAAGGTTTGATGACTCGTTACGCTAAGAAGATGATCCGTCCTGATTACTATGGTAAGATCTATGTTAGTGGTTTAAATACTCTCTAATATAACCAATAGATAAAAACGGCTAGGTGTAACAGCCTGGCCGTTTTATTATATAAAAAATTAATATAACAAAATGAACATTCAATCATTATTAGAATCATCAAATCAATACAAAGTTATTGCTGATGACGCAAAAAAACTAGCCAAAAAATGGGCCAAATCTGGTCTTTTGGAAGGTATCACTAATGAAAATGATCGTAATACGTTATCAATGTTGCTTGAAAACCAAGCAAAACAATTAGTAACTGAAGCTTCATCTACAGGTACTGCATCTC